ACAGATAACACCGCTGAAAATCTTGTTACAGAAGTTGTCAAAGGAAGGCAAATTTATGCTGAAATCGATGACCGAAGAACTCTTAAGAGAAACAACATGTGTGGTGTTTTTATTGGAGGCAGATATGCTCTGTTCCCGTACCACCTATTTTTAGCCTCCGATGGAAAAGTCGTAGAAGAGAATTCAAGATTTGTATTAAGAACTGATCAAGCTGTATTCGAACAAATGTTTGAAAGCAGCAGACTAACACGTTTGTGTACACGTAAAGGAGAACCAAAAGATGTCGCTATATATGAATGTACCCTACAGGTGCGAGCTTGGAAAGATATCAGACACCACTTCATTAGTGAAAACGATTTAGCTTATATTGCTAATTGGTCTGATGCAGCACTCAATAAATTTAATTCAGGTTCGTTTGAAAGACAACTTGTCAAAATAACCACAATAGTTAATCAACAATATGCTGTTAATGGTGTGATTGTACCGTATACCATTTATAAAGGATTTCAGTATGACGCTATTACCGTCTCTGGTGATTGCGGTTCAGTACTTGTCGTTTACAATACCCGTATTGTAGGCAAGTTATTAGGTATACATGTAGCAGGCGAACGAAATAAACACCACGGTTACACCGAATTAGTTACTTCAGAAATGTTAGACAGTTTTGTACCACGAGTACAACCACGCTCACGACCTATTACAGTCGAAGACCGTCCAGCTGTTATTTTACCTGAAGGTAATTATACCTATTATGGTACTGTCCCAGCTAATCAAGCTGTTTATCCTGTAACGAGATCAGAGATCAAACCATCCGTTATTCATGGAGAAATTAAACCACCTACAACCGCACCAGTGTCATTAGATAAACGTGAGTTTGGAGAGACGATTGCTCGTTATTTTCAACCATCAATGCCAATTAACCCCAAAGTCAAAGCATTACTTCAACAAGACGCCAACGACATTAACGACGCACTAGATAGTTTTAAACTAGGTGTTGTTTCCGAATTTGAAGCCATTAATGGAAACAGTAAATATAAATATTTTGAGAGGATGAATATGTCAACATCTCCCGGATTACCATATAAGAAGATAGGCGTAGGAAAAGGAAAAGAACGTTTCTTCTCCAAAGACGCAGATGGTAATTACACTGTTAATGAACCTACACTACGCAAAATGATCGATGATCGCATTGCTATGGCTAAGAAAGGTATTGCGATTGATTCTATGTGGATGGATATTCCGAAAGATGAAAGACGTAAACCAGGTAAGAAAACACGCATGATTGTAACACCACCTCTAGATTATCAATCGTTTTTAGAATGTATTTCTTAGATTACATTGTCAGCTATTATAACTCTGCACTTAAAACTCACTCAGCAGTGGGAATCAATCCTTACTCTATGGATTGGACGGAAATGATGAACAATCTTAAGAGTAACTCCGATGTCGGAGGCGACGGCGATCATACACAATTTGATGGTCACATGTTAACTGATTTTCTCGAAATAGACATTAATGCTATTAATCATTATTACCGATATGAAGCAAACCACGAAATCTCATCTCTAATTAGAGAAGTACTATGGTACGAGATGGTACATACACCTACCCAATGCGTAAATATTGCTTATTGTGTACATTGTGGCGTCCCTTCTGGATGCAATTGTACTACAATTATTAACACCAATGGTAATGATAAATACTATAAACTGTGCTGGCTTGGACTAGCACCCCCTGAAATGTGTGATCTTAAACACTACTATGATCACGTTAAAATATATTGTTATGGTGATGACAGTATAGCCTCAATTAAAAGAGAAGTTTTGCCCTGGTATAACCTTAAAACGATTTCCGAACACTTGGAGATTTATAATATTAAATTTACTATGGCTGACAAATCTGGCGAAATATTAGAATCAAAACCTCTAGAACAATGTACATTTTTAAAGAACGGTTT